CTGCGATTTCGTTGATCGTCTCTATCTTTGTCACTCGCTCTCTCATTTTATTTACTTCCGTCCATAACTCAATCCGTCCTCCCTTGCATGAATCGATCTGGCTATCGAGGTTCTTTTGAAGAGTATCGATCGCCCCGTGTAATCTTTCGATTTGTTCAATCGTCTTCCCCAATGTACGGGCGGCGTAAAAGATAAGGCTTCCGACGGTAGCGAGTAAGCCGAGAATGTTCCAAAGATTCGAGAAGTCAACAGTCATTTTAAAATCCTCCGTTTTTATTTTCATTATATACAATTATCAAAGACTTGACACAATTCTTAATTCAAGGCATGATATGACATAATATGAAATGATGGCTTAAGAAAGGAAGAGAAATGTCAAGTAAAGACATAGCTTTAAGAGTCCCCCTTGAAATGTTTGAAGACTTGGGACGTATCGCAAAAAATGAAAATAAACCCCGTTCTTTCATCATGAGAGAGATGCTTAAGAAGGGGATTGAAGAAAGGAAGAAGAATGTTAAATGATATACACTTGATCGGGAATCTCGGAAGTAAACCCGAATTGACTACCTCTAGCAAAGGAGTGACGATCGTCAACTTCTCAATGGCAGTGAATGAGAAAGTCAAAGGGGAAGATCGATCTCAATGGTTTCGATGCGTCGCTTTTGGGAAACAAGCGGAATACATTCATAGAACTTGTATTCGAGGAACACGAGTTTACATCGAGGGGCCTCATCGATCCGAGACTTACAACGATAAAGAGCGATGGACAGTCACGGTCAATAAAATCATTTGTATCTCTGGAAAGAAGGACTATTGAAATGAATCGCCAAAAACTTAAAACAGATACATTGAGCCAATTAAAGAAAGACGCAATCCGAGAACTCGATTTAGCTGTCACGGTTCTTCGTCCTCTCCTTCGATCATGTCCCGAAATCTTTCATGAGATAGAGCAATATATTAATCTTAAAATAGAAGAGATTCTTTTGTCGGAGGATGAACGATGAAAAGCAATCTCGACGGACTTGCAGCACGAGAGGTTTTTATTATGTCTATGAACGAAAAAAACAAAAAAAAGTCAACTTCATCTAAGACGAAAAAGACCAAGTCTAAACAGATGAACAATAAATATACAACACTCCGAGCGAATCAAATATGTGAACAAATCGCAAAAGGACTCCCGATGATTCAATCGGCGATTGCTTGCAATATCTCGAAAGCGACGTTTTATCGATGGAGAGAAGAAAAGCCAGAGTTCGAGGAAATGGTCACTCAAGCGGTCGCAGTTTCAGAAGCTCGCCTCCTGAATAAGATCAGTGATTCTGAAGACTGGAGGGCGGCGGCTTGGGTAATGGAAAGACGGTTCCCCGATCGATGGACGAAAAAGGATAAAGTCGAAATGAATCTCAATCGTTCCGAAGGATTGAAAGAGATCGTCATGATGTTTGAGCAAACAAACGATCTAGTTGAAAGTGTAGATGAGCCAGGCCATGACGACCCAAAGGGTGAAGCCTAGCATAACTTCTAATTCCATAATTCACACGAGAGGAAGACAAAGTGAATCATAGTAATAATATAAAACATGATCTTTTAAAAGATTCTAATTTAACTCAAACGATTGAGAGAGGATTCGCCGAATGTCATCCTCTTCAATTCGTTCGGGAGCTGCTCCAAAACTCCATCGAAGCGGGGGCGAAAAAAGTCCGCATTGTATACGAAAAGCAAGCCTATAAAATAAAGGGGATTCATAGAGCGGTTTTTATGGATGACGGGGTCGGAATGGCGAGTCCTGACTTAATGAAAAAATATGCTCAATTTAATTCATCAGGAAAAACAGTCGGGACTATGCACGATAATTTTGGAATCGGTGCAAAGATCTCACTCCTCCCCTTTAATCAATACGGTCTTGTTTTTATGAGTTGGGATAAAGAGAATCCCGAAGGAAATATGATATGGCTTTGTAAAAATACGAGCGGCAAGTATGGAGCGAAATACTTTCCCGTCGAGAGTTGGGACGAGGAAGAACAAGAGGAGTACATTGATTATCTATCTTGTATCCATCCGCATGAATGTAAAGAAGAGGGGATTGATTGGGGACAAGTTTTAAACGATTGTAAAAAATTACTTAAATCCAAGCATGGAACGGCGGTGATTTTATGCGGTAATAATTCGATGGATAATACAGGTCATTATACAGGATATGACTTTAATACAAACGCTCTTCAGCAATGGAATAATTTTATTACTCAACGCTTTGTAAACGTACCTCTCGATTTATGGATTACTATAAATCATTCACAAACACGCGATATTAGAACAACATTACGAACTTACGGCTTGATTGGTAATTATGAAGGATCATATCAAACTTTTATGATACCTCTTCAAAATGGAAGAGTGACTCTTTATTTAAAAGAAGAGCTAAAACAAAATCAAAGAAATTCACGCGGAGCAAGAGCTTGTTTTACATCTGGATTCGTTTATAAAAATGAAGTGTATTATACAACTTATGGGAACCAATTTGCGGGGAGTTGGGGAGTAGGAGCTTCAAGAGAGATCGCAAAAAGATTGATTATCCTCGTCGAGTTCAATGCTTTCGATGGTAAGCAAGCGGGGATCATTCCGAGTCAATCGAGATCCAATTTGATTTGGAAAGATGTCAATCATCCAACAAACGAAAAAGAAGCATACAAACAAACGATCAAGTTTCAAATGGATGAAGCAAAGAGACAAGTCAGAGACAATCTTCCTCAAGAGTTGGTTGAACTCATTCGAGAGAATACTCCCGAATCCGACTCGGTAAAAGCGGAGGATGTTTTAAAAGAATATGGAGATCTTTTTAAACCAACTCGAATCCGTCGACAAAAGGGAAGTGAGACGGAAGTCCTCGTCAAAAACAAAGAAGGCGATCTCTTTATAGATGGGATTTCAAAAGATAGTCAAACACGTCTTCCACTTGGGAAAGAGGGGACGGCGGTTTCAACGGGAGAAGGAACCCCGCATTCTTTGGAGACGATCGGAGATGAAAGTCCAAATGGACAAATCCCCGCTTTAACTAGATTAAGAAATCGACAAAAGAAAAAAATCACTCCTACGGTTCAATGGATGAATGATGAACAAGGAGAGGACGATTATCGAAGCTACTTCGAGGAAGACTCAGGACAAAAGACTTTCGCCAGATATTCAGGAGGACTCAATCCTTCTTTGATACTCAATCAAGATTGGTTCATTCTCAAAGCATATCAAAACAAGATCTTAAATGAGTACGTCCGCAAACAAGACGAACCTGCTATCCTGGAGATCATCAAAACGGAGATCGAAAAGTCCGCTCTTGCCTCCGTCCTCCATATACTCGGATCAAAAAAACATGGATTCTCTCAAGATCCCAAAGACATTGAAAGAGCGGTCACGATGGGATTTCTAGGAGGTCATCAGACTTTAACAACGATAAGACACGCGCTGTCTAAGAAAACAGGAATCAAAAAGAAATGATACAAAGAGAATGTCCTTACTCGCTTTCAATGGCTCAATCGTTTGAACGGTTGGTCGGTGCTGTCATCTATGGATCCGATTTATCAAATTGGGTGAAGTACTCAGGAGAGAGATACTTCCATCAAGGATACGAAGGAAAGAGCGACGGCGTCCTCATTCAAGACAATCAAGTCAAAATGAAACTAGAATGTAAGATTTTAGATTGTTCAAAGAAGAAGCGGGAGGCAGCTTTAAAAACTCTCTTCTCTCCATCGTATAGAACTTATAAGTTCCTCGATTCATATAGAAACGATGATACTCCTTTCCTCCGTCTCCTTGTTATTGGGATTCATGAAGAGGACAAAATGAAAGCTTGGAAAAGACTTGATCCATCCATTTACTCTTTCGTCGTTGTTGCGTATTTAGGAGAGCATGATGGGAGCGTTCAAAAGGTCGTCAGAGAATATGACAGTTTTGATTCTTTCTCAGATGACATTTGGGAAGCATCGGACGAGAGAGAGTATTTTGAAAAGCTCAATGGATCAAACGAAATCAAAAAACACCTTAATCTATATGATCGAGGAAACTTCGAGATTCTTCAAACACGAATCTTTAAACGATTGACCGAATTACATCCGAGATGGATATACGAGCGGCTTTCATTGGATGCAATGATTGAAGAACAATTCAAAGCGGGAAAGAGTGCATCCATCACAAACAAAAGAGCCATCCTCGAATCGAGGGGGATCAAGTCGGGTCGAAATCTTACCGCTCATTTCGAGGGGATCCAGTGGATTGTGACCAATGAGAAATCAGGAAGAAATAAAGAATACTATGTTCAAATTAAAAAGATTATTAGAGATATATGGGACGAAGGACACGAAGCAAAGACAAAGGCTTTCGTTGACAAGTTCGGACTCCCTCATTGATGGATGGCTAAACTATGGATTTAAAACTCAACGAACTTCAAAGGCACATTATAGCGGGGATAAGAAAGAAAGATAAAGTCATAGCCGCCCGCTGCGGATGGGGAAGCGGTAAAACGTCAGGTCTTGTCTTTGCTCTTTGGTTTGTGAGTCGAGTTCGTCCAGGTTGCTCTAGTCTTCTCATCACTGACACCTCGCCACGTTATCGATCGGTCTTAGGTCCCGAAATCGAAAAATGGTTAGGTCCTCTCGGATGGACTTTCAACGCTCTCGAATCTAAATGGACTTGTCCAATAACTCACTCGTCTATTTGGTGTAGATCATATTTCCGACCTGGAACAAGAGAGGCGACGCATAACCCTCTCGAAGGATTGAATATCACTTCGGGAGTCGCTTTGATTGATGAATGCCAAACTTTTCAAAATGACGAGGTAGCACAGAAGGCTCTCGGTCGTCTTCGATCGGGTCCCTCTCCAATCTTGATTCTAGTCGGTTTACCCGTTGCGGATGCCTGGTGGGTGCAGCTCGGAGAAAGAGCGGGATACACTCCTCTTTTATTTACTTCTTACGTTAATCAAGACAACTTGAGTGACGCATGGTTTGAAGCGACTGAACTTCTCCCCGAAGAAGAACGTTTAGCGATGGTCATGAATGAACCCCGCCCGCCTTCGGGATTGATCTATAGTGAATGGACTTCCTCCCATGTTATCGATGATTTTAAATATGATCCAAAGATGACGGGGCGAATCGCTATAGATTGGGGATTCAGAAAGCCGAGCGTTTTGATTATGGTCTATGATGAAGAGCGAGAGGCGACGATCATAGTACATGAGATCAACCCCCAAGAGATCACGATTCAAGAGCTATCTAAAAAGATCCTTCAAATTGCATGGCCTCGATCTTTAATGAATGAATCGCCAGGTCCTCGAATATGGTTGGATTCAGGCGTCGCCGATAAATCAGGAGCGGCGAGAAACGATCAAACGGGTCGGACAGCTTTTCGAGAAATTAAGAAACATCCAAATCAAGGAGGAATCGGCGTTCCTCTTCGATTTACTACCGACCCCGTTTTGACGAATGTTCTCAACGGGATTCAAAAACTCAAACGGGCGTTCTCTCGAAAAAAGTATTTATGCACTCGCGAAGTTTGGACGCAAGGCGAGAGGGCAATAGGCAACTCTTTTAGAAAAGCGATTCTTTCTTATGGATGGAGTCCGACAAAAGACGAGCCGAAAAAGGACGGACGAGAAGATCCTCTTGACGCCCTTCGTTATGATTGTATTGCTCATTATTGGAGTGATCTATCAATCCCCAAATATTCAACACGAAAGCGAACTCAAAGAAGAGGACGGCGAATCGGAAGAGATAACGATTTTTAGGCAAAAAAAATCCTTAACGTTCTAAGCCCCATCAAATCATCATATTAAGTTAAATGTTTTGAAAATATCGTTAAGGATTCTTTTTGAATTGATCAATGTTCAAACTGTCTCAAAGTATCCACTACCCTATATACTCAACGCCATCAAAGGCGGTCAATATAGTATAAAAAGAAAGTATTGATCAATTCGGCGATAGAATAAGCCCTCTTGATTAAAGAGTCAATATAATTTATGTTATAAAATAAAGAATGGTTTCCTTTTGTTTTTCGGAATCATTAGAAAAAGATTGACTAATCCATTCGGTTTTTTCAAAATGATCGAAGGAGTGTATATGAGCAATGAACAAGACGAAAGAACGCCCGATCATATGAAAGCCTTCTTTCCTCGCTTTCGTACGCGGGGAATTACAGGGACTCAGATCAGCGGCGGAAAGATCACGGGTAAAGAGCAGAATCCGAAACTCACAGGTTTAAACTGGATTCAAGAAGCCGAGAATATGCTTCAAACCGATCCCGTAGTTCGTCGCTCTTGGCATATGCTCCGACAGACTTTATTGAGTGCTTCATGGCGTTTTGAACCTGGAGTCGAAGGAGACGCCGTCTCCGATGAACTCGCTCGTTTTTGCAACGAGGCTTTCGGCTTCGATGGATACGCGGGGCAAATGTCCTCCCCATTTGAAGAGCAACTCGGTTATCTTTTGGAGTTCGTCCCTCTTGGCTATCGATACGCCGAAGAGATCTATAAGGTCGGACCCGACGCAAACGGCGAAATCAAAGTATGGTTAGACTATTATGCAGATCGGGAGCCGTCCGCTCATAGTCAATGGTTAACTAGAGACGGTCAACATCTTGACGGAGTTCTTCAAAATGTTGTCGGATTCACTTACAACCCCGAACCAATCCCCGCAAATAAACTCCTCCTTTTGACTCTGAATAGAACGGGGTCAAACTTCGAGGGAATCGGAATGCTTCGCCCCGTTTGGTGGTGGTGGAGAACTAAACAAAGAGTATCAAATCTTATGTGCGTTGGTTTGGAGAGGTGGGCGATCCCGACTCCTAAAGTTAAGGTTGATCGTTCACAAGCGGAAATGCAAGGACTCACCGATGCAGACTTGAACGTCATGATCGATGAAGCCGTTGATCAGGCGGAAGCTTTCCTCTCAACTGAGTTGAGTTATTTAGTCGAATCGCCTGTTATCCAGTTTGACTCATACGGGATGACACCAAATCTCTATAGTCAAGGACCTCTCGACATAATCAAAGAATGTGATAATCAAATCAGTCAAGCGTTCTTAACTCAATTCGCTAATCTTGGGATAAGCGATACGGGGTCAAGATCAGTCGGAGAAGTTCATCTCTCAGTATTTAGACGAGCGGCGATTAATCTATGCGATATAGTCGCGGGTCAAATATCGGGAGTTGATCGAAGGGGAGGAGGAACGGTCGGACGTTTGATTCGTTGGAACTATGGAGCCGTTGATCCTTCAAAGCTTCCTCGACTTGTTCACACTGGCCTTGATACTGATGACCTCGCCGAATCGATGGGGATGCTTCCAGGTCTTGTACAGTCAGGACTTTTGACTCCTGATGATGAACTCGAAAGAGCATTGAGAGAAAGACTCGGAGCGGGTGATCTTCCCGAAATCGCCGAAAGATCTCCTCTTGACCGTTCAATGAGCGGAAAAGGTGGAGTCTCTTCATACGCTGAAACACTAATCAGACGAAAGGGGCGATGATGGTAAAGAAGATCCGCAAAAAAAGAACGCAAGCTCAAACGCCCGCCCCTCCTAAAGATCGAGTGAGAGGCTCAAAGATCAATCCAAAGGGAGCGGCGAAAGGATCAAGAGGAGGAATCAAGATTCCTGAATCCTCCTTAAAAGCTCTTGAAAACTATCGTGATGAACACAACGACAAATACAAAGCCGAATCTAAGAAAGTTGATCTCGGAACTTTGAAAGCGGTTTATCAAAGGGGAGCGGGGGCCTTCTCCTCTTCTCATCGTCCTCAAGTCTCATCAAGAGAACAATGGGCATTAGCTCGTGTAAAAGCTTTCCTTAAGTTAGTTGGAACGGGCGAAAGAAAAAAGTCTTATACAACTGATCTCGATCTTCTTCCTAAAGGACATCCCCAACGATCCGAAGGGGAAAAGAAAGCTGAACTTTTAGCCCCTAAGAAATATGATCATATTGATTTTACTCCACCGAAGGGCGTTCAAGAGGCAGGGCGGCGAGCTTTGGAAGTCCGATCGAGTAAACCCGAAAGTCAACGGGGGATGACCGCCGTCGGAATCGCAAGAGCGAGAGATCTCGCAAATGGAAAAGAACTCTCTCCCGAAACCGTCCGCCGTATGCTTGCTTACTTCACACGCCATGAAGTCGACAAAGAAGGGAAGACTTGGGACGATCAAGGAAAAGGGTGGCAAGCTTGGAACGGATGGGGAGGTGATCCTGGTTTCACATGGTCGAAGAAAGTAGTTAATCAAATGAACAAAGCAGATAAAAAAACAAACACTTTGAGAGCGTACGCCGAAGCGTCTCTTCTCGGAGAAGTTCAACCGATTTATGAAGTCCCTGACGGACTCACCATCGGAAAACCTTTCAAGACTCTATCTTTCGGACAAGTCTCTTCTCGTATGAATGGAGAGAATGTCGGTAAAGAAATCGATCAAGATCTTTTGCTAGAAATGGTCAGAGTCTTTAGAGAGCGAAAAGAAGCGGATCCTGTCATCATTGACTGGCAACACGCTACTAGTCCTTTTCAAGGAGGAACGCCAGCTCCTCCCGAAAGCGGAAACGCTCTCGGCTTAATCGTCGATCTCGATTTAAGAGACGATGGTCTTTATGTTATCCCCGCTTATAATGAGAGGGGCGTTCAAGTCGTTAAGGATGCAGGCGGGATTCTTTGGAGTTCTCCTGAATATTTACACGGCGAAATCTTTACTCGTGACGGAGGTGAGAAAGTCGGAGATGCTCAACTTTTAGCAGTGACTTTGACTCCTCGACCCGCTCAACAATCTAATAAAATTGATCGAATCACATTGAAGGAGAATCTCATGGTGACCGAATCCGATTTAAAAGGAATGTCTCACGAGGATTTGATTGAACTCGCTGTCCAAAAAGACGCAATGGTCCGAAGTTTGGAAGCGAAGATTCAAGAAATGACTCAAGAGAATGAATCCAAAATCGCAAAGAATGAAGAAGAAGAATCTCAACTCGCTGAACATAAAGACGAGGAGAAGATGAAAGAAGACGACAAAGAAGAAAAACTCGCTGAGAAAAAAGACGAGGAAAAAATGAAAGAGGAAGACAAGGAAGAGAAGAAGAAAGAGCATTACAAAATGTCTGAATCTCTCCCCTCCGTTGAACTCCTTTCTGAGATCCAAGCTCTTCGAGAGCAAGTTCAAAACCTTCAAAAAGAAAAGCTTGACGCCGAGCGACGCGAAGCGGTTGGGTCATTACTTCGTGAAGGTAAGGTTTCTCCGTCGGAAGAGAACGCAGTAAACAAAGCCTTCGATCTCAAAGTTCAAGGCGACGATACCTTCTGGAATATGTTCTCAGAGCGTCCGATCAATTCAGTCGTCCCTATGACTCAAATCGGTCATGGTGCAAGCGGTCAAGAGATCACCAAAGAATCAATTAATCAAAAGATCAAAGAACTAGCTAA